ACTCGTAGAATCCCGATGAGAAACCCGTGAAGCCTGTGACCGTTCCGCTTCCGTTGGTGTTCACGGAACCCGTTGGGTTGAAGGCTTGTACAAAGACAGTTTTGATGCCGCCGACTGAATCTCGGCATCCGAGGGCGTAGCCCGTGGTGAGTGAACAGGACATAGTGTATTTTTAGAGGGTTATGTTATACTAAAAAGCGGGGGGAAGTTTCCCTCCCCCCTTACACTTAGGCCAATCTCCAGTCAACGATGAGGTCTGGATAAGCAAATTGCACTCCAGCCTTAAAAGCAGCCTGATAACGGATAGAGTCGTTGTCGCGTGACACCCAGATGGAGAACTGCTCCTCGTCGGACAACAGGTCAGTACCATAGAACAAGTTACCGAGGTAGGTGGTAACGATGCGGTTCGTTCCGAGCAGACCAGGGACGGCGATGACACGGATGTTTGTGCCTGGGTAAAGGATTTCACCATCGGCCAAACCTGGAAGGTCAACTTGGTTATACATGACACCCGTGTTGGCTTTGAAGGCCATTACCAAGGTGCGGAAAGTGTCCCAACCGCAGAACATTACGAGGTCGGTCTTGGTCAAGATAGCCTGTGGGATGCGGGTGTAGATGGTGTCAAAGATGCTGATGACATTGGCGGTCGTGATAGCACCTGAAATCGCAGCGGTGTTACCCGATACGGTTGAACCCGATGCAGCGTTCAGCAACTGGTTTACACCGCTGAAGTAGGCGTTACCTTGCCAGATAGCGTTCTCCAACGCTTCGGCAATGCGGAGAGCCTTCTGCTCGGCGAATGCCTGCTCGAATGGTACGCCTTCGTAGGTAGAGCCAGCAGTCAACTGGGATTGCATCCAGTACTGCTCCAATGAACGAGGGCAAAGTTCTTCTTGAATCTTCATGCGACCAACGGTGATATTCCGCTGAGTGAAGGTTGTGGTTCCTGAAGAAGTCCATCCGCAAGAATCACCGCTTGCAATAGCGGCATCGGTGTCCATCAGGTTGAGGGCAGCGGCTGACTTGATACCAACTTGCTTGGTGAACAAGGCAGCGGAACGAGCGGAGAATACCGCTTTGGTGATGAGGGGGAGTCGCTGCTGCTCGGTATAAGTAGTCAGCGGGGAAACGAATGAGTAACTCATGGCTTTGTTTTGGGGGGATTAAAGTTTATTTGGATTTTTTGAGGTTTTGGATTGCTTCAGCAAGTGCGTTGAAGTTCTGCTGGGTTGCGGCCTTCCGTTGCTCCACGATGGCAGAGGCGGTTGGCTTGGGGGCTTCGGATGGAAGTTCGGCGACTTTCTCAACGATATCAGTCATGGTTTCCATTTGGCTTGCAAATGCGGCCATCTTCTCCTTCATCTTGCCCATCTCGGTGTAGGCGGCTTTGAGTTCCTCCATGATGCTGACCAGGTGCTTCTTGACGATTTCTTCCACCATTGCGGGGTCCACCAATGGGTAGCCTTCGGCGATTTCACTCACCACTTCACCTGCAACTTCGGGGGTTATCTCGGCAGCAACCTCTACTTCTTCAGCAGGGGCAGGGGCTTCGGCGACAACGACTTCGGTGATTTTGCCACCTTCGGTCTTGACGACACCAACGCCTTCCACTTGATGCTCACCATCGGGAGCGGGCAGGGTTTCGTCTTCGGTGATGACATACACGGGAGTTCCAGCAACGAGGTCGCCGTCCACACGGATGACCGTGCCATCTACCAACTTGTAGTCGGCGAAGGCTTGCTTTTGGGTTGTGAATTTGCGGAGTTCGGTCCGCAGGGTTTCAATGGCTGATTTCAGGTTCATGTTATTGGGATTTGTAGGTTGGGTTGATATGTTGCAAAAAGTTGGTCAAATCGTCTGCGAGGCCCGCAAGTGCGACCTCCAGTTCAGTTCCTGTGTTCTTCATTCCGAACAAGCCCTCCACGGAGAAACCCTTGAAGGCATGACGATTCTCCCACACCTCGTCGTTCTCGACCTTGAAGGACCCGAACCAAGAGCCGTCGGGGGTGTCCTCGTAGCCCTTGGGTGCAAGCACGCCCCGCTCTGCGTCGGTGATGTAGGACTCGAACATGAATACGCCATCCAGTTCGGCATTGTGGTAAGCGTTGACATTGTGCTGATTGCCTTGCTTGAAGTATTTCTGCACGATTTTGCGGATGGTCGCCTTGTCAAACACGACATAGTACTCCCCGTAGGTGTCGTCCTTTCGATAGATGGGCGTATCGGCAAGCATGAGCGGTCCAGTCAGCACCCTGCGTTCTCCCGTTTCGGCAAAGCGTTGCGGGGTCTTGGAGAAGGCTTGGAAGGGTTTTTCAATCGCAGGCATATCAACGAGGGCGACGAATTGCACGCCTTCGTCCACCTCATCAACCGTCATTCGGTACACGGGAAGTTCCATGGTGGGATATGTAGCAGTTAGCCCAATGTTGCAAATTCGGACAAGCGGCGCACCCTGCTGGTCGTCTGCTGGATGTCACGCTCCACGACATAGGCCCGCATGGGTTGGGCCTGCTGACCTTGGCCGTTCCCAAAGGAGGATAGGTCGGTCGTGTTGGGGTTGGCGAAGATGGGGGGAGCAGCAGCCCCACCCGCTCCCGTTGGCATGGGTCCAGCAGGTGAAGGCGCACCGCCTCCTTCCCCGCCGCTTGTGATAGCCTTGCCTGCTGCAATGCCCGCCGCCGTGATGGATGCAACCCGTAAGCCTGCACGAATCTTGGCCAGGGTGTTGAGGACTTTCAGTTGTGCGGCTCCCGCTGCACCTCCCGTTACGACATTCAATGGGTTGGCCGCCGCCATGACTGCATTGGCTCCCATCTCTTTGTTCAAGTTTACAATGACGCTGGCAATCGCTGCACCTTTCTCAATCGCCAAGGCTGCAATGGCCAAGGCTTTGTTTTCCCCTGCAAATGCGGAGAGGGTTTGCCCGATGGCTGCAACGGAATCAAAGACCACCTGCTCCTTGTAATCCGCAACCGCTTTCTCAATGTTCTTGCGTTCTTCGGCGTTCTTGCGGTCGTGTTCAAGGATGGCATCGCTTTCGGCAAAGTAGGCTTCGGCAAATGCGTTGAAGTCAGCTGTCTGCTGGTCGAGCAAGGCTTTCTCGTAGGCCACCGAATCGGCCTCCGCTTGGAGTTCAGCAGCGGCAAGGATGGCGAGGCGTTCGTTCTCTGCGATGCGGTCTGCAATGGCTTTGTCACGGGCGGCTTTGCGTTTAGCGTCAGCGGCAATGAGGCCGTCGGTATGGGCCTCGTATGCGCTGCGGTATTTCTCCAACTGCACCTCTTGGTCCTTCAATGCCTGCGCCTGCTCCGCTGCCCGTTGCTTGGGGTTGGGTAGGTTCAAGAACCGACGAACCGCTGCGGTCAGTTCGTCCCACTTCGCCACAAGCAGACCAACCGCTGCAACTGCTGCACCGATACCCGTCGCAAGGAGCGCGATGCGGAACGCCTTCATCGCTCCCGTGCTGGTTCCCACCGCCACGGCGTAGAGTGCCTGCGCTGCCGCTTGGCCTTGGGTTATCAGGATGGAATCCTTGTTCAGCAGGTTGGCCACCTGTTGCACCCCGTTGGCGAGGGCCATGGCCGCTTGGACTTTGACCAAGGACTTTTGCAGTTCTTCTTCCTCCGCTCCAAACAAAGCAGCCGCACCCTGTGCAATTTGGAATCCAGCAGTAATACCCTGAATGGCCCCGACGAAGGTGTCAATGGTTCGGGTATCGGATGCAAGTTGTTTAATCCGCTGCTGCGTGTCCCCGATTTGGTCCTTGAGTTTTCCCGCCTCCCGTTCCATATCACGGAATGCCTTCGTCCCGTCTTGGCCAGCGAGGGCCATGTCCGCAAGGGTCTTCTGCAGTTCCCGCAAGCGGGTCTTTGCGCTGGTCGTTCCAGCGGCGGTGGAATCCTTAAGCCCTACTTCGAGGACTATTTCTTTGGTTACATCTGCCATGGTTATCCTTCGGAGGGTAGTTCGGGGTTTACGGGTGGTTCATAGCCTGGGTCAACAGGGTCGGGGTCTATCGGGCCGTTGAACAGGAATTGCGGGTCGCTTGCAATCGGTGTCGTGCTGGTAGCAGCAAACTCGGTGAGGTTGAGGATGCGGCGCAGGGTCACTCGGCAGGGCTTCATCTGCCCGACCAGGTAGTCACGAATCTCCAGCAATCTCCAACGAATGCCGCCGTAATAGATGGGCTTGCGAAAGTCCAGTTGGTAGATGTCCACCGATGATAGCAGCATGGTCAGTTCCAACTGCAATGCCTCTTGCGACACCGTTTCGTTAATGTAATTCAGCCAATAGGTGTTGTAGAGGTTGTTGTTCGTGTAGGCGTACGGGTTGCCGCTTGCGTTCACGGCGTTGTAGTACACCAACCTTGGCTGACCAAAGGCCAAGTCCACCGATGGAGCGTAGGGGTTGTCAATGTGGGATATGAAGGGGAGGGCGGTTATCGGGGTTGTTGCAGCAAACCCGTCCTCTTCAAGACCAAACCAATAGAGCCAAGGGGATTGACCCGTGATGCGGTTGTACTGTGCAATTCGGTAGCCCGTTTGCAGGGGCTTGATGCTTCCGCTCAACCGAGTGCCTTCCAAATCCCAAGTACGGCCAAGAATCTTATCCGAGGCAAACGATGCGGGGATGAGTGTACCGCATAGCGTTTCTACGACCTTGTCTCCTTTGCCGTAAAAGTTGGAGGTGTTGAAGATTCGGCCTCCGTAGCCTTCACGGGCCAAGGGGTAGGACTGCTTGTAAGTTTTGGACAGGTAATCCCCCATGTCCTTGTATTTGAAGACGATGTTGGTGTAGGCGTTCGGGTCGCCGTTGGTCAGCACCTGCTCTGCATTCTCGTCCGATTTCTGCGACCAATCCACCACGCCCGACGAGTAGAAGTCCTTCCAAGGTTCGATGTAAATCAGCCTTGGGTCTTGGGGGTCGGGCATGAATTGCAGGTTGAACATCTTCTGCAAATCTTGCAGGAGGTCCGATTGCTTGACATCGGCAGGCAAGGCCGTCCGCATATCCAACACACCGATGCCCAACGGATTCTCCAAGCAAGTCCATTGCACGGTTGCACCCGAAAGGACGCTAAAGTTTTGGGTTGCAACAACCGTATCAGCGGTAATGACAAACCCCACATTGGCGGTAATGTTTGCGGGGATGTTTATGTTTTCAAAGCGGACTGTGAACTGGTTTTGAGTTCTTGCGGTGATGTTGCTGATTACCGACACATCCGTTGAATTGGTGATGTTTCGGATTGACATATTGCAACGAATACTCCCGCTAAATGAAATTGAGCCGCTGACATTCAGGGTGACATCCACATTCCAGCGGGTCGGAAGTGCTGGAGCGACGAAGGTGCTGGACGATGCGACCCAATAACCTGGGTTGTCGTAAAACGGTGCAGGCGTGTCTTTCGGGAATGCAAGCGTTTGGTTTGCGCCCTTGATGAAATTCGCCGTGTTCCCCGTGGCTTGGGCGAAGATATTGGACCCCGACAAGTTGACGGGCATCGTCCCCGCCGCATACGGAATCACCAGTTTGTTGAATAGTGCCGAGTTGAAGAATGTGGACGAGTAGCGAAACCCCGCCTCGTTGAAGATGAGGTCCACCATTTTTTTGACATAGATGCTTGGCCCCAACTGCCACCACCCTGCGACCAGGTTCCCTTGGGTCAAGTCGCTAAATCCGACCGCATCCACAACCCCGTAAACATACCCGCTTGATGCCGCACCGCTTGCAGTCCAGGTACCCGACACATGGCCGCTATTGGGCGTGTGGTTCATCCCCGTAACGCCTGCGGTGTTCACAAGCATATTCCCCTCAATGGCTTTGAACAGGGACACATTGTCCGTAAACAACCCCACCTCGTAGGTGACGGTTCCCTTGGTCTTGCTCATGGATAGCAGTTGCAGCACGCCTGAAAACACCTGCACCCCATCCTCCCACATGGCTGCACGAATCCGCTTGTTCGGCTGGAATCCGCCCACGAAGGATTGGATATTGTACGCATACGCAAAGCAGGCCCGATTCGTCGGGGTGTTGGGAAGGGTGATGGTCTTGCTGAAACTGCCCCGCTGCTTGGTTACATCTTCAATATCCCCGATGGAATAGGTGACGGCGATGTCAGTCCCGCCCATCGTGTCCAGCACATAGGCGAGTTCGGGCATGGCATTCAGCCCCGCAAAGCGGAGGTAGAGGCAGTCAAAGCAGGCTGCTTCAACCGCATCCGCTCCATCAGCAGTCGCACGGGTGTTGAAGTTATTCCACGCCGTTAAGTCGTCGATGAAGTTGGCGGTCGGGTAGGCTATGAGGGTTACGCTCATAGGATATTATTATCGTAGGCTACCGCAATCTCGATTTGCAGTTGGGTCAAGCGGTCATTCCTTCTGGTTACAAATTGATACTGGTTGGCGTTCACCACCGCTTCCACAAGGGTTCCGTTGAGTTCAAGCCATACATACCCGCTTCGCACCATCTCAATCAGCCACTCGGATTCTGCATCGGTCAGCCAATCGCTATTCAAAGCGTACACATAGTCAAAGGACCCCGCCCATACCTTGTTGTAGGTGGTGGTCGCATAGACATCCGAGTTGTATCCGAACACCTCCCGCTCAATGTTCGCCCGCTTCCTGTTCTTCATGGTAAAGGTGTACGAATCAATCCCGCCGTACTTGTTGACGAAATGAACGGGGATGGAATTGAACCGCTGGCAGGGGCCGATTACATAAGTGAAGGGAACCGTTCCGTTTCCACCCGCATCAGCAAAAAAGATAGTGTAATAAGCACCCTCGGCGGTGGGGAAGTTGACCGAACCAGCAAGGCCGTCTTGACATTGCCCCGAAGTCAAAGCCGTAATATTCATCGGTCCAGCACCAAAGCGGAAGATGGTAGAACCCGATGCAGACCCGATGCTGACATCATAAGTCCGAACCGATGAACCGCCCGCCGTGTAGTAGGTGACCGTTGCGATGGTGTCTTGCGGACTTGCAAATCCCGAACCAACGCCTTGACAAAGCCATCCGTAGGAATCGGCATAGACCGTCCTGCGAACATTTGTGGCGAGGCTTCGGCTGACCGCATCAGCAAATCCCCCACCTGCGGGGAAGTACAGGCCGCCACTCCACCCCGCAAGTTCCAACTGCTCCAAATTCCCCGCAAACGCCATCACCCCGCTGACCGTTGTGGTCGCTCCTGTCACGACGGGCGTGTTCCCGTACTCCTGCGTGAAGTCCAACCGATACCCCGAATAGAATCCCGAATGGTCCACGAATCCCGTCTGCGTTAAGGACGGCTTGGTCGGGCTTATTAGGGTTTCAACCACCTTCTGCACATCGAAGAATCCGAAGTTGGTGGTCGGCAGTTTGTCGCATTTCAGCCGTGCGAGCGTCGTCCCTGCGGGGTTCTTCACATCGCAGACATAGCGGTAATTGGGTTGGGCAATCAGCGAGCCGCTGACTTTGTAAAGCATTTTGTTGTAAACGGGCGTGGCCACAAGGGGCGAACCCGAAAGGACGGTTATGGACATGGGTTATAGTGATGTTGAAAGGCTGACCTGCTTGCCCAAGGTTTCCGAAATAGTATTGACGAGCAAATCTATTTGTTCGTCGGTTAGGGCATTGGTAAGGAACTTGGTGGCGTAAAGGCCACGGGTGCGGACAAAGTAGGTGATAGACCTTGCATCTACGAGTTTCTGCTCCTCCACCGTCCGCTTGGCTTTCTTCTCACGGGAATAGGTCGGGGTGACCAAAATCCCTTTGTCGGTAATCCAGTCCGCAATGGCTTGGGTCATCGGGCCAACTTGGTCGCTCTTTCCTCCACCCTTCTTCTTGAACGAGAATGGTGAGTTTGGCGCACGGGTTGAACTGACGGTTCCCCGCACACCTTGGTCCACAAATTTCCAGTAAGGGTTGGCGAGAAGGTTGACTGCAATCTTTTCGGCAGTCAATGGGATAGGGTCAAAATCAAGGCTTGCGGATAGCGTCCCCTTGGCGTTTACATCCTTACCGTCCTCCCGACCCGTGAGCAAGTTCTTTTGTGCGAGGGCGATGATGTTCTTGAGCCAATCAATCAACACCTGCTGCCTTGGGTCAACGCCTCCACCTTTCGGGCCTACGGTTACACCAATGGCTTGGAGGTCTGCAACCTTGACCTCCTTCATACTACCGCTTCCGAACTTGGCGAGAACTTTGGCTTCCATGCTGGTAAATGTCCAGCCTCGCAAATTGTGTCCTATCTACGCCGCATCCGCTCTGCCTCTTGCCGTTCGGCTTCTAAAATGTCGTGAATGAGCAGGGCATAGTTGAGAAACTCCACCGCCTTCATCGCAAAGATGGCATCAAATTTCAGCACATCCTTGTTGGCCATCCGCCATACCACCATCAGCCAACCGTACCCTGCAAGCGGGTTGGTTACGGGGCCTGCATCCCCTTCGTCAGGTGCCGTGAATAGTCGCTCAAAACTTTCAAGTAGGATTCTGAACTTAGCAAAAAAAAACTGACCACCCCCCAAACATCGCCGATTTTGGCGTGGGACTTGAACAGTTCGGCCCGCTCTTGGTGCGAAGCCCCGTCGTATTTCTTGGGGAACCATCCCATGAACCCACCCTCCCTGCAAAGGGTCGCCATGATGCGGTGCAGGTTTTGGACGAGTTTCTTCTCGTCCGTGGTGTCCGTGTCCATCAGGTCAATCAGTTGCCCAGCGGTTAACTCATCCGTGAACACCGTCGGAATCCACCATTTGCCGCCTGCTTTGAACCTGCGCCGATACGCCAAGGTCGGCAGTTCGTTCCACTCCGCAATGATGGTCTTGTATCGTTTGGTTAGCCCCTTGGCGGGCATTTCCCTTACAAGCGATATATCCACCCCCTCCACTATCGCCACGACCCCTGCACGCTTGTCGTAGTCCGTGAGGACAGGGCTGAACTCCAGCGCAGCGATGCGTTGGAATTGGTCAATGGTCAGGTCTTGGAGTTTCATAGGTTGGCGGTTTTAATCCAAATAGAATCGCTTTGCAGTCCAGGCATCACGAAGTCAAAGTCCACCTGCTCGTACCCCTTCGCAATCATAAACGCTGCAACTTGGTTGTAGAGTGCCTGGCCGACCCAAACTTCTTCGTGTTCGCATTCAAGGTGGAAGGTCTGCACCCGATGGATGGAATCGCCCATGCTTTGCAGGACTTCAAGGGTCGCCCCCTCTACATCAACCTTGCAAGCCCCAATCGGTCCATCAATCATCGCAAGGAGTTCCGCACCCGTGATAGCCTCCACCTCAATCCTGTTTGCGTTGGCGTAGAGGTTGTCGTAGGAACGGTCCAGCAAGGACGATGTCCCCACCTCGTTGGGACTGCCCTGCATTTGGATGAACTGCAACTTGCCCGAATGCTTGTAGATAGCCTTGCGGACCAGGTTGAAGTTCGGGTAGGCTTGGGCGATGTAATCCGCTTGGCTTGGGTTTGGCTCGCAGACCCACACGGAACTCGCACCGAAATGCTCTGCAATCGCCTTTGCATCGTGTCCATCTCTTGAGCCGATTTCCAGCACGGTCGTTGGAACTATTCCTGCGGTTCGGATGGCGTTGCAGTATCGTTGCATGGTCAAAAGATTTTGAGGCCGTCCGCAATCTTCTTGGCGGTGCTGGCGTGGTTGGCTTTGTCAAGGTATTGCCTGAACTCCCAGTCCGCATTCAAGTCCTCGGCGGTCAGGTAGTAGGGAAGATGCCTGCACTCGTAAGGTGCGACCATCCTTGCCCCTCCAATAACCACCCGCTGATATCGTTGGTGGTGGTAGAAGGCGAAAGTCGTGTCAACAGGTGCAAGTTGCAGGTCGTTGAAGTAGGGTTGGTTCTTGTAGCGTAGTTCGGCCTGCTGGAAGAACAAAGCATCGGCAGGCACATCGTCCGTCCGAATCCCAAGGCCGATTTTGTCCTTGACCGAGAACTTGACACCGTTAAACGGGTCGCCTTCCTCCTGCTCGTACATGTAGGTCTTTTCGGGAAGGTCGTACCAAAGTTCCCGCATCCGTAGGAGCGTGTCATCGGGTAAGGCCGAAAGGTCAATGTCGGGGTCGGTTACGATGTAGTCGGGGTAGCCCATGTCAAACAACTGCTGCGGGATTTGAGCCTGCCATGCGACAAGGTGGCCGTAGTTGCCTCCCGTTCGGATGACTGCGACCTCGTTGGCCTCCAGTTTCAACTGCTCGTACCATTCCAGCGTGGGGCCGTAGGTTGAATCGTTGTCCACGATTAGGATAGGTCCGACCCCAGGCATCCGCATCAGTTTCTTGACCATAGCCTTCGGCCAAGTGTACAGGTTAAAGTTGGTAATGATGACGGGAATTTTGGCCATGCCTAAAAAGTGATAACGAACTTATCGGGACCTGGCCATCCCTTGCAGGAGTTGTACACGGTCATGCCTTCCCGCTTCCCAATCCAATGCTCGGCTTGCCAGCGGTGTTCACGGACGGGTTCTCCGAGTTCACGAATGTGGGAGGACTTGGCCCACCAAAAGGTACCCGCAAAGTAGGGGTAGCCATCGGGGTTGTTGTGGTCCGCAATTTGAGGGAACTCTTCCTTGGTCAACCAGTAGGCACCCACGCAGTCAACCTTTTCGAGTTCTGCGATGGCTCGTTCCCATGCAACGATGTTAAAGAATATCATAGACCTGCACCAAAGTTGGTTGATGAGGGACGGGTCGGAACTGCCTTTGGTGTGCCCGTACAGGTAGGCGGCATCCTCGGTTTGCGAGGCCTTGTACATCTCGGTGAGGGTCGCTTGCTCCCAGGCATTCGTGCGGGTGACGACCACCTTGACCTTTGCCGCCACAAGCGAGTTGTCCAAGATTTCCTTGACCGCCTTCCGCTGCTCTGGTGGACCGACGATGCCGACCCGAATCTCGTCTAGTTGCTCAATCAACCCGTAGTTGCAGAGGGCCATCATGTGTTGGTGCATTATCAACTGCCATTGGCCGCCTCCGCCGCAATAAATGTGGTAGTAGTGGATTAGTTTCATTGAGTAAAAAGGAGGGTTAGGATGCAGCCGATAAACACCAAGGCCAGCACGACCCGACCGATGGCGAGGGCGAGGTCAATGATGGATTCAAGGTTCATTTCTCTAAATGTTTCCATTTTTCGTAGGACCTTCCAACTGAAAGTCCTGCATAGAACCAAAGGATGTACCCGATACACATTACGACTATGTTCATGGGGTAGGGGGTTTGCAAATAGCGCAACTTCCAAAATTGTTTGCTTCTACGACTTGGCCATGTTCGTATTCGGTAATGATGTAAGCACCTTCGGGTAACTCTTTCAAATCAACGCCTTCTAATTCATGTTCTTTGTACGCATACATTAGCCGAATACCGTTATTCACTATGTAAGGGTACAACGAAAAGGATAGTTCGTTCTCATTTTCTGCCATTAAAAACAGGTCGGGGTTTGGCTTGACCGACCTTAAACGGTACATCTTCATGGGGTAAAGTTACACCACCAAGTACTTCCCCGAATTGCTTACGGCCAATTTATTGAGGGCCACATAGCGGAGCGCATCGCAGGCGTGGTTGTACGAGTCAATCGGCACCCCCGTGTCCTTCCCGTCTTTGTCGGTCGCCCATGTGTAGGAGCGGAGTTCTTTGATGAGGTTGGTGCTATCCTTGGTCACATGAAGGTTAAATCGCTTCACGATGTCAATCCCCTGCCTGACCGAATCGGGACCCTTGGATGCGGGCTTGATATTGAATCCGAGGCGGTAGATTTCCTCAATGCTCTTGGGTTCTGCTGAATCGGCCACGATTTCCCAAGCACGGGTAATCCCGAACTCCTTCAAGCGGGTGGCGATGTCGCTATTGGTCAAGCCCCGATGGTAGAGCAACTCATGCACAAACAGGTCATCACCCCTGCGGTACACGGCGACCAAGGCCGTGGGGTCGTTGCTGAACCCCCAGTCAAGCCCGTAGGCGACGAACTTCATCGTGCTTGGGTCTATACCCTCAACCACCGTGTAATCGCCGTATATCGCCCCTTGGAGCGTCCCGACCTGACCGAGACCGTACACCTTCCACCAGTTGGCCCAGTAGGCACTCGTTTCGGCTTTGGTTCGGTTTAGTTCAATGTCGTTGCGGATGGTGTCGGGAAGAGCCTCGTTGTCTTGGTATGTGAGGATGAGGAACTCCGCATCGGATTCGGGGAGGACCTCGGTGTGCGCCCAAAATTCGTGGGTGGGGTTGAAGTCGATGTAAATCTCTTGACTTGTACGAATGGCCAACTGGTAGTAGGAATCGAAGTCGATATTGTTCGCCTCGTTGATGTAGAGGATTTGCCGCCTTGCCCCTCGGAGCCTTGCCTCGGAATCAGCGGAGAAAAATTCTATCGTGGATCCGTTGGCGAAGTTGTACTGCAGGAGCGTCTTGTTCCACCTGTCGGGAACCCACCGATGGGTCCATTGCATAATCTTGGCGAAGTCCTTAATCGCACCCCGTCGTAGGTGAGGTACGGATTCGGACACCACCGAAATCTCGGACTTGGGATGGCGGGCCGCATGGTCAATGAGGACCGCCAATATTGCAAGTGTTTTTCCTCCCCCGCCCGTTAAAGCGGGGGCAAGCATCCAGCGGATGTCCCGCCCTGAATTACCTTCTTTCGGGCAGTCATCCGCCGTATTCGGCTGATTGCTGTTGTGTAACTAAACATAACTCCATTTAAACCCGTAGGCTGTTCTATACTTGGGTTTTTGCTTGCAGCACCCAATTATCCCAAAACTATTAAAGCCCAAAACCCTTTTTATTTCATTGATTGATGGCCAAATGCCTACAACATCACCCGTCTTGCAATCTACCTGCTTGACCGACTTTGAGCATTTGGAGTCCGCTCCAGCCCTTCTTTTTTGAAGCCCCTCCCTAAATGCGTGCTTTTGGTTTTCGCTTGATGTAACCCATTCAAGGTTTGATGCGTGGTTGTTGGCCTTGTTTCCGTCAATATGATTGATTTCGGGCTTGTTTTCGGGGTTTGCTATGAAGGATTGAGCAACGAGCCTGTGAACAAAAAAGTATTTCCTTTTTCCACCTTTAAACAATTTGCAAGCAATGTATCCCCTTTGGGTCTTCTTTAAGGAAATAGCCCGCTTTTGTGAAAACGATGGGTTGGTACTCAATCCTTTTCCCAAACTATAAACAACGCCTTCTTGGGTGATGGAATACAACCCATCATACCCACTTATTTCTTTTTCTTCCATAGTGTAAAGATAGTGCTTTACACCCAATAAAAACCCCCTTGGTATATTAAACTCCATCGCCAAAAAGCGGCTGCTCGATGGTGATGCTCGTTTCCTGCTTTTCTACCAATCCGTTCAACCGCTGCGTGATGGAGGGGTTGTAGAACGAGAGCATCCCCCCGATGATTTGGTCCTCTCGGATTTCCTCCCGAATCGCACGGCAGATGACATAAAATTCGTCGTATGCCTTATCCGTGTTGTCAAAATAGTTTTGGACCTCTCCGTAATTATTGCGGCAAAACCGCTTAAACCCTTCCAAGGTTAGCGGCACTTTGGCGGGGTCTTCCTTCTTTAACCCATCCTTCCCGACATACTGCACCCGCTTCCATTGTTCGCCTTGGGCTTTGACATCCTCCTTGAATGCGGCCCATGCTTTCCCAAGGTCTTCGGGGGTCGCAAATATCCGTGGCCTTCCTGCTCCCATCAGTATTCTATTTTGTCTATGAGCGAATCAATCTTGTCCACGATTTTCATCTTCACAGCGAAAGCGTTCGGGGCATTGGATTCCTCCACCGCCCCAATGCAGTCGCAGAGGGTGGTGATGACCATCATCAGGGAATCCATGCGGGCCTGCACCTGTGCCTCCTCGTTGGGTGCTTTAGTCGAGTTCGCCAAGTTCCCGTAGTTTGTTCCTGCTCCAGCCAAGGGCCGCTTTGCCGCCCCATAGCAGATAGGATATGTAACCGCAGTCGCTGGTAGAATCAGCGTTGTCGTAGTAGGTTTCCGCACGGGATAGGTAGGAGTGCATCCGCTTGATGGTTGCAAGGGAAACACCCTCACCGTTGGCGAGTTGCTGGGCACGGACTTTACCCGTCTGCGTGGCGCACTTGTTGCCGTTCCGCTCGTTGAGTTCGATGCCCCGCTTGGCGTTATTGCGTACACCTTCGCCGTAGTCGGCGTAAGTTTCAAACTGGTCACGGGTTGGGGTTGTTGATGGCATGGCTGACTTGGTGCTGGTTGGCTTGGGCGAATTGGTCCGCTTGTTCGTAAATGTAGGAGAGGGCCGATTTTACGCAGTCCGCACACCACCAATTCGTATTGGGTCTGCCGTGGGCGACCAAGATGGTCTGCAAGTCATGGACCGCTTCGGGGGAGAGCCGCATGAACAGGGCCGCTTGATACTGGTCCCAGTAATGGCGGTGCTTTTGGGCGAGAATGTACTCCGCTTGGGTCATCGGTTCGTGACTTGAAGGATGACAACGGTCAATCCCGCAGATGCGAGGCCGTACACAGGAGCGAGAACCCAACCGCAGGTGGACCAGGTAAGCAGGACCGCCACCCAAAAGGTGAGGCAGGTCACGCAACTGAACGGCTTGTGCCTTCCCAGCCAAGTCCTGTACCACCATTGCGGGAGGACATGGTACTCGGCAATGGCGAGGGCGGTCAGGCTACTTATCAGCAGGGGAAATATCAGCGTGTCCATGTGCTTGAATGGCGGCCTTGATTTTGGCCTTGGCTTGGTCTATTGAGTAAATGATGCTGCGGTACGGGATGCCCGTGTCCCTTGAAAGTTTCTTCATGTTCCCCGTCCGAAGGTGCAATTTCAGCAGTTCCTTGTCGTAGGGGAACGCCCCGTCCTTGGCCCATGTGTCCATCTCTGCCTCTGCGATGGCCCAAAGGTCGTCCATGAGGGAATCGTACTCGGCTTGGGATATGGGGGCATCGGGATCCAGTTCCTCCAATAGATCGTGGTGTCGGTACTTTTGGGCAAATTGGTTGTTCTTGCCTCGGTACAGGTTGAGCAGGAGGCGCACGACATAGAACTTGAAATACCCCTGCGATTGGATTTGCAGGATTTTGGCGGGGTCTTTCTCCAATAGGATTAACACGCATTCCTGCTCCAAATCCCTCCAAAGCGGGTCGCCGCCTGTTATGGTGAGGCAGGCTTTGCGGATTTCCCCCGTGCGGTAGAGGTCAAGGATGACTTGGTCGGCTGACTGCATACGCAAAGATTGCAAAAAAAAGGGGGATGCAGTTAAGCACCCCCCCCAAGGTA